GGAACGAGAATACATTGATTGCAGGTTCGTTGGGACTACCATCGCTCTTAACGAAAGAATATCTTTCAATGTGGGTAGCCCCCGATGCGGTTTTCATAGTGATTTCCAACTTACCGAAATCTTCCTTGTAGTTGACTGCGGTAATTTCAAAAACGTGAGTTCCCTCCGGAACGAGTGCGAATGAAGTATCAGATAATGTGATTTTAGCCATTTTATTTATCCTCCTTGTTAATCAGGCTTGTAGTTAATCTGTAAGTGGTTTTTGATTTGCTGTACTTTTCCAAGATGCCGTCCTTTTTGAGTGCATCTTTGTCAATTTCGGTGCTTTCACTTCTCGACAACGCCCAAGCGTATGTCTTACCCGAAATCGTTACTTTGGTATCGCCCTCACGGAATTGTGAAAGAGCGTATTCCTTAATTTGCTTATTGATATTTTCCAAGCGTTTGTTGTCCGCTTCCATCTCTGCGGCGTTCTTTTCGAGCCTTGCTTTGATGGTTTCTGCTTCCGCTACAAGCGTATCAATGCTCGTATCGGGGTTAAGGTTGTTCGTTCTCAACACTTTGAGAATTTCCGCATCTGCCTTTTCGTCAAATTCGGGGGAGATACCACCCTGAACGTGAATTTCCCACCACTTGTAAGCAGGTACGATATAATCTTCTTCAAAGTTGGGATAGCGTTTACTTAACTTGAACGGAACGGTTATGGTGTTCTTTGCACTCGGTACGAATGCTTCGGGCTTTTCGTAGTCCTTTTCCTCAAGGAACGAACATACCATAACAACATCGTCCACTTTGAGCAGGTATGCGTATAACGCCGCCTGTAAAGCGTAATATTCAGGAATTTCGCCTTGCCAATCTTCGGCACGTTTGGTCGTTTTGAATTCGAGAACGCAAGTAATTTTTCCGTTCTTATCCATTCGTATCGAGTCCCACATACCGCCGACTACTGCGAAATCGGGGAAGAAATCGCCGAAAGTCTTTTTGAAGTAATCTGCCCCGTAAATATCCGTAGGGGTTTTGATGTCCGTCATAAAGTAAGACTTCTTCATAAAAGCAATCTGCTTCGGTTCGATAATCTTACCTGCTTTTGTGTACTTCGTTTCTTCAAAAGGCTTTTCGTAAGTTCTCGTGATTTCACACCACGCTTCAAACGGGGTACTCCAAGCGTTAAGCCCGAAGATTGCTGCAAATCTCGTAGCCGTCAACTTTTTAGGACGGGCAGGGGGAGTGATTTTAATTTGATTATTCTTTAACCATTCCATCGTTTATTCCTCCGTAGGTGTTTCAACTACTTCGTAAGAAGCAACCAAATCGCCGAGTTCTTTAATCAAGGTTTCGCAAGCCGATTTACTGATGCTGGTAAGTTTGTCCGTCTGTAAAACGATTTCCTGTACCAATTCTTCCTTATCGGGATCGAGTTCGAGAAGTCTTTCCATTACTTTCGTAAGGGCTTCAATCTGCAAGGGTTCAGCCTGTCCATCGCTGTCAACAACTTCTGCTTTGATTTCTTCACGCTTTTCAGCCGTTACAGGGGTTTTCTTTTTGCGTTTTGCAGGTTGTTCAGGGTTGGGCTTTTCAGGTTCGCCTGTTTCGCCGTCAAACACATCGCTTTCTACAATGTCGAGAGCAGCCATATACAGGTATCTACGCTGATAGGTTTCCGCAGAGCCAAGATTTTGAATGGCGTTGGTAAGTTTACCGCCCGTTCTCGAAGATTCGATGGAATCAATCTCTTTCATCGGGCTTGTAATCGTGATAACTTCTTCGGGGTTATGTACGTTCACGACTTTCATTTCAGCGTTTTCCGTGCTGAACGAAGTAATGAACAGCAAGCCGATTTCAGCACCGATTACGGTTGCCACCGGGACAATATCTGCCAACTCGTAATACTTGAATTCGAGGTGGCGGTTAATGCCGCTTTTCTTCACGTTCGCTTCAAGAAAGAGTTTTCTTGCAAGAAGCAGTTTGCTATAAACATTCATAGTTTCATAAGCAGGGGTTTCATTTTTCATTTTGGTTATCCTCCAAGATTTTTAATATTCTTTTTTCTATTGATTTTGCTTTCCGTCCGTTAGGTTTTTTGATAACGATACCGAGAAAGTCGTTTACATATCGCTTCGCCAAGCGTATATACCATTTTTTATCAATGGCATCTACTGTCAGCACATTGCGATTGTCGATAACGCAGTGTTCAGGAAGTCCTGCTACCTTGTTATCATTGCTTTTTACAGCGTGTACCTTGTAAAGAGTTCCGTTTCGTGGATCAATCGAAGCGTACACACGGTTGCACTTTTGCGTAGGCACTTTCACGCCGTCAACGATTTGAAATGCTTCCGTATATTTGCTTGACACCTTTGATATGAGTTGAAACGAAAGAATGTCATCACAGTCCGTAATCGTTTTTTCAACAGGTGTTCCTTTCACGAAGTAGTCCAACAAGGCTTGTGCTACGATGGTTGCGTTATTGTTTATATTGAACGCACCGCCGTTGATTTGAGTCCATTCCCTTAAACCCATTCCCGTAAGGTCGAGTTTTCCATTCGTAACGATGCCACGAACCAACTGTCCACCTTTGATTTTTGTGCTATCGTCCATAGCAATCTCGATGTAGTTATTGACATCCTTTTGAATGATTTCCTTAATGCAATCTTCTTCGAGTTCAAAGCCCGTTCGCTGTTGCCATTCTTCGCAGATAGCGTTATAGGTATCAATGTCCTCGTTGTCAAGGCTTACCATAATGCCGTCCGTGTTAAGTTGGATAATCTGCAAGGTCGGGCAGTCGTGTACAAGGTGGTTTGCAAGTTCGAGTAATCGTAATTGCCCGGTTATGCACACCGACCTACCCATAAGCGGATCGAACAGAGCGTTGTACTTATTGAGCATTGCTCCGTAGGTGGTATTCGCAACGAGTTTGAGAGCGTTTGCGGTGGCTTTATCGCCTGACTTTTTCGCTTGCATACGCTTTTCAAGCATTTCTGCATAAATCTCCGCATTCGGGATATTTCGGCTGCAATACCCGTCTATCGTCATAAGGTGGGGGTAATAACTGCCTACATCTCGGTTGCGTATTGTGCGTTTACCTGTGGCTTTTTCTCGGTAGGTGGGGATAGCCCCGTGTATTCCACCGAAAGCAACCGTACATTCGCACCTACCTATCTTTAAGGTCAAATTCGTTTTGAATAACACTTCGTCAGGTATGCGTTTGTCTTTCAACTTGTCGAAGAAATCGAACACTTCTTGAGGTATGTATTCTCTCAAAAGGTTTTCGGGGTATCGGTACTCACGTTCGTCTGTATAATCTTTCGTCTTTTCCGCATCCAAATAGGCGGCGGTCAGTTTGGCGTTTGTCATATACAAGGCTTTCGTATCGTCAATACCTTTAATTCTTCCAAGCATTAGTTTGTTTTGCAGGTAATTTACTCTCAACTTCAAGAGAAGTTCCGTTGCATCGACATCGTAAGAACAGTACATAAAAGTTCGTTCGAGTTCTTCTTCTGTAAGCGGTCTATCAATGTCGAAATCTACGCTTGTTTCTTCAATATCGATTCCCAAATGGGCTTCGATTGCTTTAAGTGATAAACCCTGTTGCACATCGTCCATAAGGTCGAAACTCTCAAAGAAGCACCTGTTCGCTTTGATAAACGGGTGTTCCCATCCATCGTGTCCTTGTATGATAAAGTCGTTTATGTCCTTAATAGTTTCATTGTCAGCCCCACACAATACCGCTTTCAATATATAATTATCGTAAGACTTGTTATTGAAGCCGCCCAAGAAACGCTCATCGTCCATAAAGGCTTTTACTGCATCGTTGTCATTATGAAAGCGTATTCGTTCGCCTGTATCAACATCTTTGAAAACGAACAGCCAATCATACTTGAAAACTTCGCAGTCGAATATGTGCATTACTTCATCACCTCCAATAGAGATTTTCTTAAATGTTTTGCTATACCTTGCATCACATAAAGAACGCAGGGGAGAGCCATTCCGTTGCCCCACATTTTGTATTCTGCGGAGTCGGTACGCTTGATGTCTTTACACCACCAATCAGGCATTCCTTGCAGCCTTGCACATTCTACGGGGATAACCCTACGAACGACAAAGCGTGATTTTGGAACTTTTTCAACAATCAATTTATCTTCCTTAACATATTGATTGCCTACACCTTTCCAATCTCTCGCACATAGCGAACCTACTACTTCTTGGTAGCATATTGCTACGTTTGCCTGTCCTGTTTTCGGGTTGCCTGTTGAAAGGCAGGGCGTAACACTTTCATTCGGTACGGCATCCTGCAACATATTTATTGCTACACACGGAACGCCGTCAGGATCGATATGCCCTGCAAGTAAAGTTTTCGTTACATTACCTGTCAGCGTTTGGTTGTATGTATCAACACCTATCAGCAGTAGCGGTGTATTACCGCCGCCCGTTCCCATTCGTGAAGTAAGGGTTTGAATTGTTTCTTCTTTGCAGAGCGTTACTCTGCTATCGGCAGGGTGGTTTTCAATCGGTATTATCGGGGGGGGGGTTATTCCCATTTCCGTCAATTCCGCTTCCGTTATTTCGCCCTGCGAGATAAGAGCCATAAGTAGTATCGGTGGTAATTCCACGCCACGATTTGCGGCTCTCCGCAAAACTCCTCTGCAAGCCGTCTTGCTCAAATAGTATTTCTCCGGCACTTCCACCTCCAAAATCTGCCACAAGGAAGATTCTTCTACGGCGTTGGGGGATTCCCCAAAATTGTGCATCGAGGACACGCCAAGCGATTGAATATCCGTCTGCCAAGATAAGTCCTGCTGTACGCCATCTCCCCCCCCCGTTCGTAGGTCGAGGAATAACGGCTGTACTGTCTTTGATTTTGCAGAATTCTTCGAGGACTGTGCGGAAATCTTCGCCTTTGTTTGAACTGAATGCTCCCGGCACGTTCTCCCATACTGCATATCGGGGATATTTTCCATTTGTTTTTCTCCTCATTTCTTTGATTATGCGTATCGCTTCCAAGAACAAGCCCGAACGCTCTCCGTCTAAACCTGCTCTTTTTCCTGCTACCGATAAATCTTGACAGGGAGAACCAAAGGTTATAACATCAACGGGAGTTATCGCAGAACCATCAATCTTTGTAATATCGCCTAAATGCTTCATTTTCGGTAAGCGTTTTTGCGTTACTTGGATCGGGAAAGGTTCAATTTCACTCGCCCATATAGGAAGTATGCCGAACGCACTTGCTGCAAAGGGGAAAGTACCTGCACCATCGAATAAACTACCTAATGTCATACTTTCTTACCGTACAATACCCACATAGAATGTTCATAGTTGGTAAGCGGTAAACCGAGTTTGATTTTCGCTTCTATTCTGTTTAACTTTTCCGTTAAGGTCATTTGAGTATTCTCCTTTACTGATTTTCACTTATGAAGTAGCAACCGTTCTTCTTATAAGTGGTGCATCGCTTTTTGTATGCCTTGTAGAGATAGCGAATATCGTCCACAAAGTCATAGCAAACAGGGCTTTGCTTTCCTGCGTAGGTTCTTGCTATTCTGCCTATACTTTGGGTTATTACCGCATAATCTTTTTGCGGTGTAGCCATATACAAGCGTTCCAAGCAAGGAATGTCCAAACCCTCTTTGGCAAGTGAGTATGTAGCAAACAGGTATTTCTTCCTGCCGTGTCGCATATCTTCGATAGCCTGTTCACGCATTGCCTTACCTGTTTTAGAAGTCATTTTGCCGTCAATCATAACCGCATCACAACGCAGGTCAGGGGGAAGCATATTCATAAGGGTTTGTAGGTGGTTTAATCGGTCAGACAGTATCAACGAGGGCATTCCTGCGTTTTCGCTTATACAATCGACTATAAGTTCGTTTCGGTCTTGGTCGGTGCATAAGTGGGAAATTAAACGTGCGTAGTTCAATGTTCCGTCCGTATTCAAACACGCCGTAGTCAATTTCGTGTCCGTCCCGATAGGGTTAATACCGACTTTCATAATCTTACCTGCAACTTCTTCATCGGGGACAGCGTAGATAACTTCGCCAAGCAGGGCGTAGGTTGCTCGTATCATTCCATCGCTTCTGTGTACGGTTGCTGAAAGTCCGTATTTGTTTCGGGCTGATAAACTGTTTAATACCTTGAAGAACTGCGTTACTGCCGTAGGCGATCCTGCAACTCTGTGGCATTCGTCCACAATTATCAAGTCCCAAAAATTCTTGTAGTTTGCCAAGTCCATTCGACACATCGTTTGAATGGTGGCAAAGGTTATTCCTTTACCGATATTGACTTTTCCCTCTGTTATCGTCCCGATAAAAGATTTGTCAATATACTGTTCGGCTCTGCTTTTACTCTGTTCGAGCAGGTCTTTTGTGTGGGTTAGCCAAAGGGTACGGGTATTTAATCTCGTGATTAAGGCAATTCCCATTTGCGTTTTACCGCTTCCTGCCGGGCTTTGAAGTATTCCGTAATATTCTTCGAGAACGGCATTTACCGCCTTTTCCTGATAGTCATATAACGGAACGCTACTGTGATAATTAACCGTTATCGGTGGGCTGAACGTGGTGTTTATTTCGCATCCCTCACACAAAGGGAGTATCTGCCGTAGAACACCGAACGGAAGCACAAGGTCAAGTCCGTGATTTTCAAATAAAAACAGGTCAGGGGGAGTATCTCCAAGCCAAAAGTGCATTCGCAACTTTTTAGCGTAATCGGGGTTGGGAATAATCAAATTGCTTTTACACCATTTTTTGATTTCGTCCGTAGGGCTTCTAATCGTAATAGCGTTTCCAACTGTTATTTGCATTTTGCTATCCACTCCTCAATAGGCTGTCCGTAAAGTTTGATTTCGTCATTTGAGAGTTTCGATTTGACTTTCTCGTAGCCTTTCAAAGCGTAGTGGCTGAACATATAGATTTCGTCATCTTTTGTCCGCAGAGCGAACCAACCTATGCCGTTTCCACGTTCGTTCCACAAGGTCATTGAAAGTTCCTGATTATCTTCAATTCTCTCAAAGGGGAAGCCGTTCTTCGTACAAGCCTTGCAATCTATCAGGTACGATTTGCCGTTTCTTGCCGCTATTACATCCGCAGGTTGTCCTGCTTGGTTTTGTGCAAGGTTGTGAACCCAAAAACCATTGGAGAATAACAGTTCACAAAAAAAGGACTCAAAGTCGTTCCCGATTTTTTTATTTGTTGTATTTTGCTTCATAATATCTTACCAAGTCAGAGCAGTCGTGTTCGTTCAACCATTTGAGTAAGAATTCGATCTGTTCTTCTTCGCACCACTCGTTTACAAGTTTGAATACCTTGTAAATATCGGGCTTAATGGTGTTGATGAATTTGCCGTTAGCCCTACGGGCGAAGAATGCTTCGAGGTTCAAGGTCATTTCGCCTTTCCCGTGATTGTATGTAATCGTGAATTCTGTCATAGTGTACCTCCGCACTCTATCGAGTGCTATTACTGATTTTCGATGAAAATACAAGCCGGGACAACGCCGTAAGCATCGTCCGCATCGCTGACGTTCAATGTTCCCGAAGGATTGACACGACGAACGCCATACGCAACACCGGAGATACAATGCCAAGCGGTACAAGTCCACATCCATTCATCAAATAACGGAATGAAGTTTCTGTACTTCCTGTAAAGGTCGCAGGAAATAAGACCAACTTTGTCAGTGCATTTGCCATAAGCGGTATCGCCGTTATCTGCCGTTAAGTCCATTTCATAAGGAAGCAAATCGGCTTCATCAAGCAAGGGTAAGAACTTCTGCTGCAATTCCTTACGAAGCGATGACTTCGTGTAGTTGTTGCAACTGTTCTTGTCGAACGGGAGTTCTTTCCATACCTTTGCGGTAATACAGAGAATGCCGCCCTGTTCCTTGCCGAGCCTGATAAACTCGATACCTTTATACATAAAGTGTTCGCCGTCTTTAATTTTGGAAAAATCGGGCTTTCTTTCGCTTGCGATTACTTCCTTAATCTTTGCCAAACATTCGTTGGCGTTGGTGTCGTGTGCATCACAAATCTTTTCGATTTCGGTAATGATGTCTTTTTTCATAATTTTTTAATTCTCCTTGTTAGTTTTCCACTTGTAGGCAGTTCCGTATTTTGCCAAGTACCATTTTTCAAACGCTCTGCGATTTTCAATATTCTCGAAAAATGCCTTTGCGAAACAACAGATAATCTTGCCTACTTCGATTTCGTTTTCTTTTGAAAGAGTGTGTTCCATATCACTTTTTCATTTTTGCTACATAGTCGTTGAGAATTTCGGTAGAAGCAGAAATGATTTTGTCAATCTTATCGCCCCTGCGAGAACCACTCAACGCCGAACTCAACTCCGATTTATCGGTAAGAATTCCCTTTTCCTCAAGGCGATTGATAAGCCATACCTGACTTAAACTATTCTCCAAGAGTAGGACACGAATATTATCACGTTCTTGTACCAATTTTAATTACCTCCCATCTTTTTTCGTTTTTGTAAACAACTTTTATTGACAAGAGAAGATTTTAATGGTATAATAAATCTGCTACAATTTGAAAACCATTGAGGAACTCTTGATTAAAAGGTACAAATCACAGAGCGTTTTTTCTTATACCTTTTTTCCAAACAAAAGTTGTTTACGATGTTATTATACTCGAAAGTATTCTACTTGTCAAGCGTTTTCTCGAAAGTTTTCTAAAATTTTTTAGGAGAATTTTCTATGGACTTGTACGAACGTATCAAAAAGTGTGCAGATGAAAAAAAGATTAGTATAACTAATCTTGAAAAAGCAGTAGGTTTTAGCAATGGTACAATAGGTAAATGGAAGAAGTGTGAACCAAAGGCTTCTACCTTGTATAAAGTGGCTTCCTACTTCGGTAAACCGATAGAATACTTTCTAATCGGCGAAGTCGCAGCAATGCGAAATAGCCACAATGTTTTGACGAATTCTATCAACGAAAGCGATCACGCTGTACTTTTCATCGGTCAGGGCGAGAGCGATTTCAGCAAGCAGGAACTTGAACTGATTGCAACTTATCGTTCGTTGAGCATTAGAAAGCAAGCCGAAATGATTCAATATCTCTTACGCTTGCAAAGTGAAGAAAGTGAATAATAATTGCTTTTTTCTATAAAGTCCCTTATAGATACATATTTATAGAACACTTTATGGAAAAACACTAAAATCATTCACTTTTATCACTCTCTATATATTATATATAATGTTTAGGACAGGGGTTTACTATGGAAGTAGTATTATATTTAAGGTATAGTTCAGATAGACAGAACGAACAGTCTATTGAGGGACAACGCCGTGTTTGTGAAAAATATTGTGAGTCGATGGGCTACACTATCGTAGGCGAATACGCTGACCGTGCTATGAGTGCTATGAAAGATACAGACAAACGTGTAAACTTTCAGCGTATGGTTAAGGACAGCGAGAAACGCTTATGGCAGGGCGTTATCGTCTATAAACTTGACCGATTTGCTCGAAACAGATACGATTCGGCTACTTATAAAGCCCGACTTAAAAAGAACGGCGTAAGGGTTATTTCTGCCACTGAAAACATAAGCGATAACCCGGAGGGTATCATTCTTGAATCCGTTCTTGAGGGAATGGCAGAATTCTACTCCAAAGAGTTATCGCAAAAAATTACAAGGGGTATGTATGAGTCCGCTTTGAAATGCAATTCCTGCGGCGGTCATATATCACTTGGCTATAAAATCGAAAATAAAAAGTTGGTTATCGATCCTAAAACTGCACCTATCGTTAGAAAGGCGTTCGATATGTACGCAAACGGACATACTGTTGCCTATATCTGCCAAGTTCTCAATGAAGCCGGGTATAGAACCAAAACGGGAAGCCTTTTCAATAAGAACAGTTTCCATTCGATATTCCGCAACCGAAAGTATATCGGGGAATACAAGTTTATGGATGTAGTTGTAGAGGGTGGCGTTCCTGCTATAATAGATAAGGAAACTTTTGAAAAAGTACAAGTCATTCTCAACAGGAAAGCCCAAGCACCTGCACGGGGTAAAGCGTTGGTTGATTATATGTTGTCAGGAAAGGTTATCTGTGGACATTGTAATAAACTCGCAACGGGAACGGCAAGCACAAGCCATACCGGGCGTAAATACTTCTATTATACTTGCAGCGGACGGCGTGGACATAACGGATGCACCAAAACGCCTATTCGCAAAGAACTGTTGGAAGAAGCGGTTGTAAACGATACGGTTGAGATGCTTACTCCCGAAGTGATAGAATACCTTGCAGATTTAGCCGTAAAAGCATCTGAAAAGGAACGGCAGGACTACACCTTAATTTCGTCCCTACAAGCCGAAATTAGCGAATATGAGAAGTCCATTGAACGATTGCTCAAACTCGTGGAAAACGGGGCAGATTCGCCCACTTTAAGCAAGCGTTTGAATGAGTTGGAGAAAGCGAAACGCAGTGCCGAACGTAGCCTTGTGAAAGAAGAAGCCGAATACTTCCTTTTGGATAAAGACCAAGTAGTATTCTTTTTAACGCAGTTCACGCAGGGCGATAAAGCCGATCCTGAATTTCAACGCAGGATAATTGATTTGCTTATAAACTCTGTAATTGTTTGGGATGATGAAGATGACGGCGATGGTACTCATAAGATAACGATTACCTACAATTTAACGCCGAGAAAGAGTAAAACAATAACGGTTAAGGACTTGTCAAAGGTTGGGTGCGTATTTCAACCCGACAAGCCCACCATAACAAGCAAATACGCACCCTATTTAATAGGGCAAATCGTGTTTGCAATCAATGTAAAACACCGCTTCGAGTGAGGCGGTGTTTGTTTTGTATTATTCAGTAGTTTTTGATGCAGAACCTACAATTTTCAAATCGTAGATTGTCGATTCCACTTGGGAAACCAACCACTTGTCAAGGCTTCCAAAGTTCTCTGTTATGTATTCCTGAACTTCTGCCGACAGTTGCTCTTTCGCCGTTTTAACGGCTTTGTTTAGGGCGGCGGTTTG